GGGTAGCAGTTTTACTTTAGGAGGATAGTATGTGGAAAAATGTGACAGAATGGTCGGTAAAGAAAAAGGCGTTTCTATTTATCGTAGTTGCTTTACTGGTGTTGGCCGCTATAGGCCAGTTAACTGGTTGGTGGTCCTCGGAACCTGTTGTCTCGTAGGATGCACGACAATAAAGAAAGCCGGGATTACCTCCCTAGCAGCGGCGGGAGGTGCTACTGTGGCGACTGCATTGAGTTCGGGTGTAGCTGCGCCGATACTGGGAGCCACGACGGGTGCCTTTGTGGGAGATGTGGCGACGGAAGTACTAGTGACTACCAACACAGGAAGCAACAATATGAATAACTGCGCCCCGGATAATTTCTGGAGTCTGCTTGGTACTTTAATCGAGATGGGAGGTTGGCTATTAATATTGATCGTAGTGGCTCCGATGGTGCTAGGGTGGATACTCCCCGGCCCCCTCGAAAAGAAAAAGAAAAGCTAAAGCTAATCTGCGCCTCTTGGATAGACTCCTACACAGATGGGGGGTGGGCTGACTATGCCCCGGAGAAGGTTGAAACCAAGACCTATGGCCTCCTTGTAGACAAGACCGAGGACTGGGTAACCCTAGCCATGACCAAGGAGAAGGGGTACTGGGGCAACCTCTGGTACATCCCCACCAAGAACGTAGTGAAGGTAGAGACGCTCCTAGAATTAGACCAGTAGAGGAGCGTTCTGCTTCTCTGCTAGACGGCTGCTCGAACTGGTCCCACAGTCGAGACAACGCCATCTCTGGTATCTCCGCACCGTAGTCATCCGGTACCCCATCTTCTCCATCCTTGACGAGGTACACTTGGGACATACATGCCCGTCCAAGTCAGGGTGTTCTAGGGACATGTTGGGATGCCCTTTAACCAGGGGCCGCATCTTATGGTACGCCTCTTCAAGCATCTTCACATCCTCCTGACAATGCTCTACAACGATATCCATAGCCTTCTTGTTCCCCGCTATGGCCTTTATCCATGTCCCCTGATCTATGGGCGTCTTGGTTGCCGATAGCTTTAGGAACCGCTGTATGTTCGCCAGTCTATTACTGGACAGCTTGAGTTCATACCTTGCCGTCTTCCACAGATCAACATGAGGTATCTTTGTGGAGGCCGCCTGCGCCCCATGATACAGCAGTCTGGCTTGCAGGTAGGGGATGTCAAACTTTGCGCTGTACCACCCTGTCCACAAGTCCGCCTCCTCTAGCGCGTCCCTTATACCGCAGGCTACACCGCAGTCATCCATGATGTCTCGTTGAGTGTAGTCAGTAATCCTGAAGGTATCCAGCCCCCCACCATCCCATTTTATACAACCACAGATGATGATGCCCCAGTCCGCACTGAGGTTGGAGCATTCTAGGTCCACATGTGCTATCCGCAACTTACTTTTCGCGTGGTTCAGCATTTTTTCCTCCAGTCTAAAATAATATAATAAGAAAGAATATAATACCCCCCGCTACGAGTAAGGCCATTACTGTATAAGTGGGACCACGTTTGACTTAGCAGCCGGGTTTATATCTGGGTTCATAAAGTCCCTGTATGTCTCCCACAGGGCATGCTCGTTCACATTCCTAGACTTAGCTATAGCCTCATCTATAGCCTTAGATATGTCAGGAACCATCTGGGGGTGATTGGCTAGGGTAATTTCCATGAGAGACATGGAAGACGCAAGGTGGAACATCATCATGCTTACCATATCGTCTGAGGTCATGTACGATTCTCCAACGTCTTCAGCCTGTTGTACCCATCCAAGAACCCAAGGAACCCAATGAAGTTATCTTGGAGTTCCTTAGAGGAGCCTACCTCAAACTCCCCTGTCTTCTTGTCAAACCTCAGGATGAAGGATTTGTCTATCTCCTTGCCCCTGATATCCTCTATAGCCTTGGCATAGGCTGCACACTGTAGGTGGTAGGGCGCATATATAGCCCCAGAAGTCTTGAAGTCTATCACACAGTACTCTCCGTTGACAGTAGCCGTGGCGTCCACGGTACCTGCGTACTTGTGGCCTCTGTGGTACACCTTCTCCTCTACTGTATGCCATTCCACATCGTTGACCTTGATCCACTCCCTGAACGCATTTATGGAGTTTACGGCTGACTCGTCTGTGGGCATAAGAGGTATCTCCCCCTTACCCAACTTCCATAGGATGGCCTCTTCGCACCACTTGTGTACAGCCATGCCTATGTCTAGGGCGTCCTTAGACTTCTGGCGATAAGCGCCCTTGATGCCCTTGACCATGTCCTCTACAGACAGTTCTGCTTGTGTGAATGCTTCACAGTTGGCTGTAAACCAATCCGCTCCCATCTTCACCGCCCAAGGCATCAGCCTTGGCTTTGCTATGGAGTCTAGGATAGTAGTCACAGAGGGGGCATAGTTACCCCCTACCGTGTAGTAGTGCTTCTTCTCATCAAACTCTAGTTCGATGTCTTCCCCATCGTGGTATTGAATAAGCATCAGAACGGGATGTCACTCTTTGGTTGATCGAACCTCTTGGCGTTGTCCTGCGGCTCTGACAGCTTGATGCTCATGTAGGACTTACCGCTCTTGGAGGTATTCTTCCAAGCTGCTGCTCGTACCTCTTGGCCCTTGACTAGGCCTTTACCTGTCATCAGGGGCTGCTTTTCAGTCTCCCTGCGATCATTCATAAACAGGGTTATCGTGTCGTCCTGTGGTTCATATGCCATCTTGCGTTCCTCGCGTAGTTGTTGATGAAGTACCTCTTCCTGATGCGCCCATCCTTGGGCCTGCTCATAATCATCAAGCCATGCCTGATGTTCTTCCTCTGTCTGGGGCGAGTATACGTCCTCAGCACCCATTAAACAACCCCGGCTCTGCTGTTTGCCTGCATTGTCCGCCATACCTCTATCCTTGCCTCTGCTGTGGTGAAATGATGCTTCAACTCTACCTCCTGCTGAACAGCCGCCTTTAGCCCGTCTAACACTTTGCGGTAATCAGGGTGGGCATATGCCCATGCCTCTTTAGCAGCCACCGTGTCCTCAGGGGACTGGGTGAACAGGATTGAGAATTGAACCTTCTTGAAGTCCTCGAGGTGCTTCCGATCCGATACCGACTGGGCTAACTTGGACGAGTTCTCCATCATCCAATGCAGCGCCCTCTCTACTGATTGCTCGTCAGTCATTCCAATCTAGCGCTTTCATCATGTGAATTTCTCTCCGCAGATACTTTATTGCCTCCTCTTTTTTGGGGAAGCGGTCCATTGTCTCCTTAACCCCCTCAAATCTTGGGTCCGGATTGTCATGGTATATCTGCCACTCTATTTTCTTGCCATCCGCTATAACAGGAGCAACTATATACCTCCCGAAACCAAATGAATATGGCCCCCACTGGGTCATAGTTGGGTCAATACGACTATACACTTTAAGACGCAGTTTCTTCAGCGCTTGGTTGTACTTGCGACTTCCATACTTTAATAGCATGATCGGCTAGTCATACAACTCCTCTCCAAACAGCATTCTGTACCCACCTGTGGTATGTTTGTACTGCAACTCCCCACAACTGAAAGCCTTGTCTTGCGTCTTGAATATAAAATCTGCCTGCCAATCTAATATATCCCTATCACCGTTGTGAGCCTTGGTGTGGCAAGTGTAGCACAGAGGCATCGTAAGGTAGTCATTAGCCTTCATACTTGTACCACCACCGCTGTGCGGCGCGTGCCTATGCTTTAGGTGATGCGCCACGATAGTATCATCCTCTATGCCACAGTTCACGCACGGTAGCGTGGCTACCCAATTAAGGTAATCCCTGCTCTGTGAACGCTTATGCTTTGGAATAGGCCTCACCCTATCCGGCCCACGCAGTTCTTCTGGCCATTCGCCCGTAACCCCCTCGGGCTTAGATTTCGCAGGCATCTGCTGTACAGGCCAGTTCTTGGCTGCTTGTGGTGTTGTCATCTGCCTCTTGCACCAGCGCCCAGTCTAAAGACTTTATCTCAGAGGCCCGTTTAGTGTACTCCTTGGAGGTAATTTCTTCGTAAGGGGCCGCAACATAGGAATGATCGCTATCTGCTTTGGGGAGAAAACTAACCCCGCTGAGTATGTCAAAGTTCTCGTAGCACCAAGAACCGACCTTGAGCCACTCGTCTTCTGCAATGTAGACTGTGATGCTAGGCTTATGCTCACACCAGTTTACTGCGAACTTCTTCCAGATTTCTAGGTGAGATATCGCGTCCACATTATCCCGAGTGGTGGATGTTATCGGTGCTTTCATGGGAAACTCGAACACTAAAGCGTCCGGGTTGTAGGGATCGTCTATCACAGGCACATGGGCTGCTAACAAGGCAGAGTTGAGAGGGTCTTTGCGATCTTGCCTAACCCTCCGTATGTAGTGCATTGCATAAGACGGGTGCATACCGGACCCGTGAACCCCAGTTAGCTGACTCACAGTCCCTGATGGCTTTACGCAGGTGACGGCAGCAGACCTCTCTATCTTCAGCTTCTTGGCCCACTCTTTGTTAGTCTCTACCGCAGTGTCCCTCAGTTGTTGCAAATGAGAAGCATTCGCATTTAGAATCTTGGGTGCATCGTATATGCCTGTCAGGCTGACGCCTAGAAGCCTCTCCTCCTCGGCATTCTTCTTCCAAATAGGCCGAACGTACCTGAAATCTGTCAAAGTAGACTGAAAAGTGCCTAAAATGGTGGCTAATTTTATACTCTCGGCCACAGAATTCAGGTTCTCGTCCATTTGTAGTATGCACTCACTGAGGTTGCACAAACCGGATGACCGAAGTACCACCTCGCTGCAAGGATTGCAGCCAAAATCATGGGTTGCGTCACGCCTTTCCGGGGCCATTTCCTGCGCTGCTTTGCGATTGAATATACCCCGCTCTCCGCTTCTGGACTCATGGAGGGACATCCACTCCCGCATGAAGATACCTATATCAGGCCTCTCTGTGTAACACACAGAATTGTTGGCTAAAGCCCTCTGCCCATCCTCAACCCACCACTGACCCATCTTAGCCCGTTGCATTCGCTCGTCAGTGAGGTTACTCAGGCTCAACTCAGCAGCCCTCCTGACCCCGCCAACTACTACAGCCTCTCCGTTGTAACAGAGAAGGTCATGGCACTCTATACTGCTTAGTCTTCTCCCAGCGGCATTTCGGAATACTCTAATGTACTGATTGAACAGCCTTTCCAGAGGGTCAGGCCCAGACGCCCTCCCCCCAAAAACCTTGAGTCTAGAGCCAGCCTCCCGAATTCGGCTGTAGTCCGTCTTGGGGACCATGCCCTGATAGAGTAGGCTAACCAGTTCTCTTAATGCAGTGGCCCACCCTATCTTACTGTCTCTAACCACAATAGTGGTATCAGAGCCGTGGAAGGTATCTGCCACTTCAGGCAGCTTGTTAATGTACTGCCTCTCAACGGAGAACCCCACTCCCGTACCACACAAGAGGATGTAGAGGTTCTCGTCGAATACCCTGATGTGGTCTACAGCCATGTAGCTACAGTTGTAGCCTGCCATGTTGTCTCGCTCTAAGGCTCTTCCCGCAACCATGAGCGCCCTCATCGAGGGGACCACTCGCATGTTGAGCATCGCAGGCCTAATCTCTGGAGGAAACCTATGCTGTGCCGACTCCTCCATAAAGTTAATGTATCGGTCTACTGTCTCCGTCCATGTCTCCCTACGCCCCTCACCGTCGAGGTAACGAGCGTAGCGAGACTTATGGATGAATGATTGGTAGTCGTTCATCAATCTGTGTATGTGCCGATGTGTGTTGTGTGTTGCCACTTGCCAACTATCCCCGGCATGTCAGCAACGTGGGTTTCTTTAGCCTGATTGGCAGCAGTGCAGTAGTCTTTACTGGCATCTTCCATGTTTGCAAAGTACATGAGGCTTACCCGTGCAAATCCTGACGGCCCCCACTCTGATGCCTCTGCGATAATTTCCCGCACAGCCTGATGCTCTTTAGCTGCTGCCTGAGCCGTGTTTGCTGTGTCCTGAGCCTTCTCAGCAGCGTTCTTCTTGCGATACATAATGTTCTCCTGTAGTAGTGGATGCCCCGTTAAAGGTTATAGCGATTACACGGGGCCACATAATCGCATCCCCACCACAGGGAGTTACTTTGTTCCGCCGTAGTTGGCAGCCTCGTCAGGTTCTGTCACCAGCACTTCGTGGTAGGAGCCATCTTCCTCCTGCCATGCGTGGTACTTCCGTTCCACCAGTTCTCTGCGTACTATAGTGGTTGGCTTATCCTTAGTCCCAACCTCCCAAACTCTGGGGGTCATAGCCATGTTCCCCTTGAAGGGCTGTAGGATTTCCTCCATCAGGGAGATGGGGTTGTCAATTCTTGATAGTGGTCTTGGCATTTTCTCTCCTTGTCAGTTTAATCAAGTCGTCAAAGTCGAGCAGAGCATACACTCGAGAACTGTTCTTCTCACCTATAGCGACAACAGGCGTCTGGCGAGGCTTAGACCCTTCCTTAGCTTGCTCATACCAATCCTTCAGGTACTGGCTCAACTTTGTCCGGTACTTGCATTCTATACCAAAAGTCGGATGCTGTACATCTAATTCGGTTTCTTTGTCAGCCACGCTTACTCGATGGCCTCCGCATCTTTCTGCTACACGCCTCTCAAACCGCTTCCAGTTCTTATCCATAAGGCTCGTCTGGTATCTGCTCGTAATTTTTTGGGTCTTTCTTCCATTTAGCTGATCGCATCCCCTCCCATTTGCGGTACATCTGGCAAGTGTAGCCTGTCCTACAAAAGCCCTCATGCCTACAGCCGTTACATGGGGCGCTTTGGCCCTGCTCCATAAAGCCTAGGTAGCTGTCCTCAGATATTCCTACCATTATACCTCTGCCCACTGATCTGGATGATACCAGTTCCAGTCGCCCTCGTCAATAAAGTGAGTTACCAGAGGGGAAACATTTTGGCGGTCGGCTGCAAGGTACCCCATCCTACTATCGGCAAGGACAACCACAGCAGTTACCTCCTCCCCAGTTTCCTTGTTTTGCAGCTTGACCTTCTGTCCACGTCTTTTCATGAGTCCAAGTCCTCGTCATCGAGGAGCAACTTCGCTGCCTTCTGGTTCTGGGCGAGCAGGTTCATGCTTGCCTGATCCATCCATAGGTCAAGGTCACACTCAGCCATGTCCCAATGTCTAGCCTTGGATACGCTGAAGGTAACGTCCGGGTCATCAGGGTCTTCGTTGTAGGTGCGTTGGACAAGGAGTACGTTATCCACGCGGTCCGTTAGTTCACCCGCTCCCCTGATGCTGAAGCGATCTAATTTGTCTCGTATTGAAAATGACTTCCGCGCATGGGCTACCAGAATGATATGGCATTCTAGGTCCCGCACCAAGTCGGCAATACGACACACCACATCCTTCTGTGCGGAGTAGTCGTCATTCTTTATCCCTGAAATTGTCATCAGGGAATCCACCATGATTAGGTCCGTGCCAAAGTTATCTATGGAGTATCGTATCCCTGCTTCGAGGGTATCCATATCCATAGAGCCTTCCTTGTCAAAGAAGTACAGCTTGTCCTTACACCATGCGTTGAACAGGAGTCCAAAATCTAGGTTGGGAGTCATCTCTGTGGAGGATTGTCGCCAGAGGCGGATTAACTGGGAGCGGGGAGACATCTCTAGGGAGACTGAAAGCACCTTTGCCCCTTGAGTCATCGCCACCAAGGCTATCTGGCCTAATACGAGCGACTTACCTGATGAGTTGATGCCCCCAAGCAGCGTGCATTCGCCAGCCCTTAGCCTGAACTTATCTTCAAGGGTGGGCCAAGGCATCTTATAGCCAGTCTTTTCGTCTCCAAGGATGTAGTAGTCGAGTACGTCTTTGGTGAACTCGTTGGCCGCCCTGATGGAATGTTCTGATTCAATCCTCAGATAGGGCGCTAGGATTTCAGCGGTGAGGTTATCCATCAATCCTGTCCCTCTTCTCCAACTCAGTTCCAACCGTACCCAGGACAGTCCCGGAGTCCACAAACTCCTGCAAGGCCGCATGCAAAGACTCGGCTATGTCCAAGTACCCAAGGTAGTTGTCAGGCGCGTCCTCGATGATCCTCAGAAGATAGGATACCTCAGTCTCAATCTTCTTTAGTGCTTGCTTTCCTCTTGCGTCTAGCGTCTCTGAAGACCCAGTAGTCAGAATCTTCGAGAGATAAGGCGTTCCCGTAGCTGTCACGTTTAACTCTCCCATGTGGTTTCCAGTATTGATCTCCCCATACATTTGAGGTTGCCTTAGGGTCAACGTACACATAAGTCCAATTCACATGTGCGTACCCTCGACCGCCAGAGTACTCTCTTGCCTTAGTGCTGTCAAGCGCTGTCTGAGGCTGGGAGGGGCTGGTGAAGCGCTGCATAACTTTTTCGAGGGGTACCCTAGGCTTATCCCTTAACCCGTCCTCACCGTGCATACCCTGAACGTCAAGATATAGTTTCCAACACTTACCCAAGGCGATCTGCTTATCATAGTCATTCACACCAAGTCGGTGTATGCTGTCTATGGATGAGGTTATCCTGTTGAGCATGCTTTCCCGGTCAAACCAGCCAGTCTTCTTGCGACTGGTCACAGCCTCTTTCTTGATATTCCTCACCACAGTAATTATTTTCTCTAATCTCTCCTGTCTTCTTGACACATAGCCTCCTTGTATGCTTATAATTGTGCTGACCATTCTGGAGTAAAAAGGTGATCTTAGTAATGGAGAGCAGTATTAGCATTTACTTATATTGGTTTACCTTATAAATCAATGACTTGTCTCTTAAACCTTAGTTATATAGAGACTGAAAATACAGAGAGTGGACTGTAGAAGAATTGGGATGGCAGAACCCGTAATCCACATAGACTGCTACTTAGTTAGGCGCTATGACAGGGGGCGCTCTTAAAACGTGGGTTAAGTGATATCTGTACAATCCATGCTACTGCATGCCACGACAGTATAATCTAAGTACCATAGGTTTCACAAGACAGGCCCATATATCACTATGCCCTGTCAAAAAGACAGTTATGCTTTTTTTTCACACAGTTGAATTAACCGTCCTTATGAGAGAGGAGTTGTAGACGTTATTGGAACACAGCCAATCTTCTGTCCTCTTGAGGGAATCACACAGTGAGTTGTAGACGGTATTGGAAGACACAGACCGCAAGCACAGGCGTGCTAGACGCCGACAGAGAAACCTAGTTCAAAAGGA